ACATCAAAATACTGGAACCTTCCACCTGGTTCGTTCGATGCAATGATAACAACTCAACCAGTGAGGACTGAAATGCTTAAAGAAAGTGGTATATTTATACTAATATGACAGACGAAGTTAGAAAACCTAAGGAGATAGGCGAGGACAATAAAAATAGAATATTAGATGCCTATACGAACTATGTTGAAGAACATGGAAAAGCACCTACAATTGTGTTTTTGTCAGAAACCGTTGGACTTACCCGCCCAATAATTTACAAACATTTAAAGAGCCTACAGATACAGGAACTTGCAGTCAAGTTCAAGCCTCGAGCAATGACAATTTTAGAGGGAGTTGCAAAGAAGGCAGAGGAAGGTGACGTAAATGCTGCAAAATTGATACTTAATTTAGCATTTGGCTGGAACGAGAAGAAGGTCATGGAAACTATGAACACCAATCGCTCTCTAAAAGTTATTTTTACGAACCCATCGAGCGAAGACCTTAAAAAAATAACTGAGACGAAGATTGATGAGGCAGAGTTTACGGTAGAAGATGAATGAAATAAGTTTTAAAATAAATAGGGCATTTGAGACGGCATTGGCCGATGAAAAGCCATACTTAGTCCTTTATGGTGGTGCCGGAAGTGGTAAGTCATTCTTTGCTGCACAAAAAGTTCTATTGAGAATTTTGAACGAGGATGACAATAGGACTCTTGTAATTATGAAGACTGGAAGCAGGCTTCGTCAGTTTGCATTTCAATCGTGCCTTGATGTAATTTCGACATACGAGATGAGCGATTTGTTCCATGTCACAGTGAGCCCGTTAGAAATTTTGTGCAAGCATAACAATAACAAAATTCTGTTCATGGGACTTGACGAACCTGAGAACATAAAGTCACTTCCAGGAATTAAGAACATCTGGGTGGAAGAGGCCACTGCACTCAAGAGGAATGACTTTCAGCAGTTGAATATTAGGCTTAGAGGTGAAAGCAAATATTACAAACAGATAATTTTGACGTTCAACCCAATAGACAAGTCATCTTGGCTGTTTGAGGACTTCTTTCAGAGTGCCAAGTATCACCCAGTTGGAATATATAAGTCCACATTTAAGGACAATGATTATATTGGGGATGATTATGAATATAGGATACGGCAGTCATACAAGCACGATGCAAACCAGCTAAAAATTTATTTAGACGGTGGATGGGGAGAAAGAAGTTCTCAGAGAATCTACACCAACTGGAGGATTGACGAGAGCATCCCAACGTCGTTCGACTCGTACAAGACTAAGTACTGTGGAGTCGATTTTGGGTTCAACGACCCGAACGTTTTAATTGGTGCTGGATTTATTGAGGACAAATTATATATATTCAAGGAAATTTATTTAGTGGGAACAACTCTTGCTAAGTTCATTGACAAAATAAAGGAGACAGTGCCATATCACGTCTTAACAATTTGTGATGCAAGGTCTCCAGGAAATATACAGGAAATGAAGAACAGAGGAGTCCACTGCAGAGCATCTGACAAGACTCCAAATTCAGTCATGGCTGGCATAAATTTTTTGAAGTCTAAGGAAATACTAATACACCCAGACTGCAAGCACCTGATTGAAGAGATTGAAATTTACAGTTATTTATACAATGAGGACAGTAATACGTTTTTTGACAAGCCAACGGCTGGAAACGATCACTGCATGGACACATTAAGATATGCGGCAGACCCAGTTAGATTGAGAAAAATGGTAACACCAGGCATTAAAATATTTTAAGGAGAAATTCTATGATTGCAACCTATAACAACCTGTTATTTGAAAAGATTGAGTTCAACCAGGGAGAACTTGACTCAATAATAATAAACGATTTGATTAAGACGTTCGAGCCAGAGAGAACAAAAATGATTAAGCTTTGGGGAGAATATAAGGGTGAGGTGGCAATCAAAAATAAGACAATGCCAGATGTCTACAAAAAGAATAACAAGCTTCCAAATCCATTTCGAGAGACAATCATATCTCAGGTTCTTGGCTACCTTTGGGGAGTGCCAATAGTATACACCTTTGACCAATCAAAATACGATGAAAACCAGACCGCAGAAATAAAATCAGCAATTGAGGGATTCAACAAGACGAATGATGTGGAGCTCTTGGACACCATAACTGCAGAGTGGATGTCTGTCTGTGGATACGGCTCAAGACTTTATTATTTGGACAAAAATGGCACATTAAGGAGCATGAATGTCGCACCGTATGAGACAATCTTTGTCTACGACCCAACAATTGACAAGATGATTTATGCCATAATTTATTACCAGGTGGACTATTATGATACAATAAAGAAGACGTATGAAAAGCGATGGAAGGTCGAACTGTACGACGACACAAACGTGACTTTCTATTTTGAGTACGAAAAGACAAAGTTTGAATTAGACCCAGACGAGCAGAAGAACCCAATGCCACACATGTTTAAGAACGTGCCAGTCGTAAAATTTAACAACAACACAATCAACAAGGGAGACTTCGAGGGAGTTGGAAATTTGATAGATGCCTATGACCTTTTAATTTCAAATGCAGAGGATGAGCTTGACGAATTTCGTCTAGCATACCTTGCAATTATTGGTGGACAAATATCTGAGGACGACGTAAAACGTGCAAGGGCAACTGGAGTGTTCCAAAATCCTGAGGGTGTCGACATAAAGTTTATAACAAAAGACCTTCCTACATCATTCCTTGCAGACCAGTCGAAGAGGCTCAAGGAGAATATTTTTAACCTGAGCGCGACACTAGACTTTTCAGACCAGGTTTTCAGTGGCAATGCAGAGTCTGGACTTGCAAGACGTCTGAAGTTCCAGAGCTTAGAGTCCAAGGCAATAATTAAGGAAAGAAATTTTAGCAAAGCCTTGTATGACCAGTACAATCTGTTGACGGACATCTGGGAGAAGAAGAATATTAAATTGAATCCAGGTGATATGCAGTTCATCTTTGGAAGAGACCTTCCAATAGACATAATGTATTATGCACAGGCCGGAGCACTTCTAACTGGACAGGTTTCAGAGGAAACTAAACTTTCACTGTTCCCATTTGTTCCAGACCCATCTGAGGAACTGAAGAGGATTGAGGCAGAGAGAAATGAGACTGGTGTCACAGTAGACCTAACTGCAGGAGAGTAATATGCCACTTAAGGATGACCTAAAAAGACTTTCAAAGCTCACAGAAAAAAAGTCTGCAAAGCAGATTGCTGAGTATGAGAAGCAGATAATTGCTGAGTACAAGAAGGCACTGACATCTATGAAGGCAGAGCTTGCAAAATACTATGAGAGCAACCTATCAACCCAGAGATTGAGCGCAGTTATTTCAAAAATTGAGGGCATATTAAAGGATGCTGGAAAAAAGGGGCTCAAGAAAACAAAGGATGGATTAACAGAGTCTGTTGAATTTAATTTTAATGCGATGCAGCAAAACCTGCAGACAGTGATTGGCACCCAGCTGAGCTTTGCAGTGATGGATAAAAAGGTCGTAAACTCTCTTGCACTGAACAACAAATATTCTAAAATAAATTGGCAGAAGAAGGGTCTTGCAAATATCAATAAGAGCGCATCTCAAATCAAATCCCAGGTCTATCAGGGCGTCATCCAGGGCAAAAACTATGAGGTAGTTGCTAATACCATCAATAAGGAGGTGAACCTGCTTGCCAGTGATGCCCTGAGAATTGTCAAGACAGAGACACATAGGGCAGTAAATGAGGCACGAATGTTATCAATGGAAGAGAGCAGAGAGGCAGCCGAGACGCTTGGATTTAGGTCTGTAAAAATTTGGCAGGGTGGTGAGTCATTCCCAAGAGAACACGACAGCATGAATGGGACAGCAATTCCAGTGGATGAGGACTTTGAGCTCCCAAGTGGGTTCACTACATCTGCACCTGGACTTAGCAACAATCCTGGAGACGACATAAACTGTGGGTGCTATTTAGAATTTGACATTGAGGAGATACAGTGAAACACATAAATGACTGGCACATAAAAATTCGGGTGAATTATTTTAAGCCATACGATAGACGAGACACACGTCCACTCGACAAGGCACTGTTGAAATTTAATAAAAAAATTAAGGAAGTCGCCCTAATGCCAGAACTTCAGGAGAACATGAATTTTATATCAAAATCTGAGAGGAAAAGGAATAAAAAAAGGATTGGAAGACACAGAAAACAAAAACAACAGAAAGGATTAGAATGAAAACACAGTTAGTGCTCACTAAAATAAATGAGAAGCAGTTTGAGACGCTGTTCCCTCTCAAAGAACACTCAGAAATAATCAAGACATTAGATGATTTTGAACAGTACAACCGGTTCAACAGTGATGGCGAAGAGAAGGGACTGTATGTTGGATATTTTATTATTGATAATGTGTTCAACATCATACACATCCCAATAGCAAAACACTTTGGAGATGCAGCACAGCAGGCAATGAACGCCATTGTCCTACCAAAAATAAATGAATATTACACAAAAGGAATAAAAAACGTGGCAGCAAATGACACGGAAAAGGAGAGCAACAATGAGTAAAATAGACAAGATTAAAAATTATCTTAAGGATGGCGTAAATGAACAGGAGGTCGAGGGCATAATCGACCAGATGACCTCGTTTGACGAGGAAAGATTGGACAGCGCATTCACAAACCGAGACCCTATAATCACAAAGTGGCACGACAGAAGGGTTGGAAAGGCAATAGAAACGTTCAAGACCCAGACTATGGCGCCTGAGATAGAACGACAGATTAACGAGAGACTTCAAAAGCAAGAGAAGGAGACCGCGGTAGAAAGAGAAATTAGGCTGCTCCGTGAGGAAAGTGCTGCAAGGGA